GGTATAGGAACTACATCACCACAAAGTAAATTAGATTTAGGTGGTAGCACATCAGGACAAAGATTAACATTTTCAAATACAGGTGTTAATACAACTAATGGTGCAAGAACACAAGCTGAAATAGGATATAAAACAGGTTCTTATGGTGGTGCAGCAGTTATAAAAATCTTAACTGAAACTCAGTATGATGATAGTATGGCATTGGCTTTTCATACAGGAACATCTGCTGCTGAAAGTATGAGAATAGATGCTTCTCAAAATGTCGGTATAGGAACTGACTCACCTGGAGAAAAGTTAACAATAAAAGCAAATGGAACTACATCACAAGAAGTAATCAAAATTAGAAATAGTAGTAATACTGAAATGTTTAGTTTTGGTTTAGATAGTAATGGAGATGGATATTTAAACTTTAATACTTCACCAGGAACAATTAGCACCAATGGTGGGGATTTAGTTTTAAGTCCTGGAGGTAATGTTGGTATAGGAATTACATCACCTGCAGTAGATTTACATGTATTAGATGCAAGTGGACATTCACAACTAAGAATTGAAACTGATAGTGCTTCTCATGGTGCTTATCTTGAATTAGAAAGCACAACCAATAAATATCAAATATATAATGTTGGTGGAGATTTAGGAATAGATGAAGCTGGTGTAGCAACAAGATTAATTATTAAAGATACTACAGGTAATGTCGGTATAGGACTTGCATCACCTGCACAAAAGCTACACATATCAGGTGGTAATGCAAGAATAGATGGCGATATTATTACACAACCAACAAATAAAGTTTATTTAGATGGTGGTAATGATACTTATATTTACGAGCCAAGTGCTAATGTTATAGATTTTGTAACTGCTAATTCAAGAACAATGCAGATGGCAAACACTTATGCTTATACAGAAGATAATGTTTTATTAGGTGTTGGTGGAGATGTTGATTTTTATATGTCGCACGATGGTACTAATTCATTATTATCCAATAGCACAGGAGTTTTAACAATAAGACAAAATAATAATAATAATAGTATAAGGTTTGATTTAAATGCATCTGGAACTACAAGTGAAAAATTTAGAATGACAAGTACAGGTGCTTTTCATGCAACAAATGATGTAGTAGCATTTTCTACAACACCATCAGATAAAAAACTTAAAACTAATGTGAAAGATATTGAGTATGGTTTAGATACTATTATGAAATTAAGTCCAAAAGAATATGATTGGAAAAAAGACAATAGACATGATATAGGATTTATTGCACAAGAAGTAGAAAAAGTAATCCCTGAAATTGTAAAAGACAATGAATGGTTTGATGACAAGATTAAAACTTTGGATTATGAAAAATTAACTGCTGTATTAATTAAAGCAGTTCAAGAACAACAACAACAAATAAACGAACTTAAGGAGAAGTTAAATGGCTAAAGTAATCGCAGAAAAAGTACAAGAACAAGTACAAGTTGATTCACCTAAATTGGTAGAAATCAAGCATACAAGATTAATGCAAGATGCATCAGGAAATGATGTAGAAGTAGTAGATTGGACTGAAACAAAATCAGTAGATGAAGCTATATCACAATGTGAAGCACATAAAGCTAACTTAGAAGCACAGCTTGCTGAGTGTGAAGCAGAATTAGCAGACTATATAGCAATAAGAGACGCTGAGTAATAAATGGCTTTACCAATTATACCAACTACTGGTGAGATACAATTACGTGGACATGTACACGCAGCTACGCAGGGTATTGGAACTACTAACATAAGTTTAGCTGGTTCTAGTGTGGGAGGATTTGGAATGTCATTTCCTTCTGCATATGGACCTTGTGATGAAATGCCTAATGCTGGTATAGCTACTGGTCAAACACCATATGGTATGAATGAGTTAAGAGGTTTATCTTGGAATACAGGAGGCGGTCCAGGACCACCAGAACCATAGGATAAATAATGAAAGTAAGTGAATACAGAGAACAAATGACTGAAAGAGTAGCTGTAATAGAAGCTCAAGTAATTGATATATATCACGATATAAAAGAGATAAAACAATTACTGAAAGAGCAGAATGGCAGAGTACGTACCAATGAAAAGAACATTGCACGTATTATTACTGTTGGTGTAGTTATAGCTGCCATATTAGGCATATTATAAAAAGTATTTGGAAACAAGTTAAATAGGTATTATATTTGACATCATGCGTAAAGTATTCGGACCAACACAAAAAAGACATACAAATGGTAAGAAGAAAACTCGTCAAGGAATGTCAAATAATACCAAGTATGGAACTAAAACTAGTAAAAAGTATTATAAAAAACGTAGTAGAGGACAAGGATAATGGCTAGAAAGAAAGACCCTAAATTAACTAGAGCTGGTGTAAGTGGTTATAATAAACCTAAAAGAACACCTAACCATCCTAAAAAATCGCACGTAGTGGTAGCTAAGGTTGGAGAAACAACAAAATTGATAAGATTTGGACAGCAAGGTGTAAGAGGTGCTGGTAAGAATCCAAAGAGTAAAAAAGATAAAGCAAGACGTAAATCATATTATGCTAGACACAATGCACAAGATGCTAAACCAAGCAAATTAAGTGCTAGATATTGGTCGCATAAAGTTAAATGGTAGGAGGATAATATAATGCCAATGGGAAAAGGAACATACGGTAGTAAAGTAGGTAGACCACCTAAGAAAAAGAAAAAAATGGGCAAAAAGAAGGGGAAAAAGAAATAATGGCTAAGACAGTAAGTTGGATGTGGGGAGGTAAACGCTATAAAGGCACTCTTATAAGAGAAACCAAAACACATAAATTTGCTAGAACGCATAACGGTAAAATCAAAAAAATAAAAAAAAATAATTAATAACATAATAGGAGACCTGTAACATGGCAAAAGAAAAAAAAGTAGACCTAAGACAAGAAGCTGAGACTAAAATGGAAACTTTAGTTGAACAGCACAACACTCTTGTTGGAGAGATACAAGAAGCCCAAGGTAGATTGGGAGAAGTTAAACAAATGATTGTAGAGCATCAAGGATATATGAAAGGCCTAGAAGCTTGCAAAGAAGATTGTGAGGTAAAATAATGGGACCAATATTAGGTAAGTTACTTGCAAAGCTTGGTACTGAAAAAGTATTAAAAGCTATTGTATTACATTTAGGAGAACACTTAGTTACTAAGTCTTCAAATAAATTAGATGACAAGCTGTTTGCAGAAATTAAAAAAGCATTAAAATAGGAGGTTTCATTGAAACTTAAAAAACGTGGTATCGTAATACCTGACCAGCATTATCCATTAGAAGATAGGGCTGCAGTAGAATGTGTTAAGAAAGCAATACTTAAAATAAAGCCAAAGGTTTTTGTAAACCTAGGTGATGTTGGAGAGTGGGAGTCAGTATCTGCTTGGAGATATAAAGACAAGAAGTTACCACCATTAGAGTTTCAACTTCCATTAGTAGAAGAAGATATAAGATTAGTAAATGAAGGATTAGATGAGTGGGATGAAGTGCTTAAAAAAGTGGGATGTAAAGAAAAGTATTTACTCCAAGGTAACCACGACCTCTGGTTGGATAATTTTGCTAATAAGTATCCTTATCTCAACGATTACACTTTTGAAAAGAAGTGTAGAATCAAAGAGAGAGGATACAAATACAAAGAACACAACTTACCAATCCAAGTAGGTAAGCTTGCGTTCTTCCATGGTGCTTTTGCAACGACATATCATGCAAAGAAACACCTGGAAACATATGGTGAGAATGTAATGTATGGACATACTCATGATATACAAAGGCATACATTGACTAAGCTTAATGGTAATATTGGTGCTTGGGCATTAGGATGTTTAAAGAAAATGGACCATCAGAATAATAAATGGTTAAAAGGCAGACTACATAACTGGGGTCACGCTTTTGCTATTATTGATTGGTTTAGTAATGGAGAATTTAAAGTAGAAGTCGTTGAAATTATTGATGGTAAAACTACTGTATGGGGAGAGTTAATCGATGGCACCAAGTAAAATGAAAGGTGAAAGTATTAACAATACTCGAAGAATGTACAACTTAAAAAAGAAAAAGAAGAAGACAAATGCCAAAAAGAAGTATAAACGTAAATAATTTTAGTGGTGGGCTAAACAGCGTAGCATCTATAAGAGATTTAAAACCTAATCAATTTCATATATTAGAAGGTTTAGATAACGAAATATTTGGAAAGTTAGTTACCCTAGGTAAAATAGAAGATGTAAGTACTTCGGGTACATTGCCTACATCAGTTAATAATGGTAATGGATTATTACATTTTAATACAGATTACAATATTGTTAATGCTTCTCAAGAATCTAAAGAATATATTGCATATCATGACAAAGATAGTAGAGTTGTAAAGTTTATAGATTTGTCTAGCAATACAATAGTAGAGCCGTCTACAGATTCTGTGACAGTTGCTACATCAGGCACTGGTAATATTGATATGTTTGTAGCTGATGGTAATTTAAGAGTTTGCAGAGAGTATCCTAATAATACACCTAAAATAGTTAGTAGAATTGAATATACTAGAAATTTTGGTACATCTGGTTCACAAAATGAAAATCCTGAGCCTGGTAAAATGGGCGTTAATAGTATGAATGTTGCACCTATTCAAACAAATACAGATGGTACTGGTATATATGACAACAAAATGTTATTGTCTAGTGGAAGTGGACCAAGACAAGCAGCTAACTCTGAAGTACATATGTTTCCAGATTCCAGTTTAACATATTATGAAAATACTTCAGGTACAGCAAACAATGGGCGGGTAGCTTTATCTCCTGCTCTTATTAATACTAAGCTAGGAGATACTGCATCTAGCACAGGAACTATGGGTTGTATTGCATATTTTGATGGAGCACCAAGTACTGACCAAGCAGATAGAAGTGATATTGTAGTTTATGGTGCTGCTGATAAAAGATATGGATTATGGGGTACGTTAATATATGATGGAGTGCAAGAAAGTGGACCTACATTTTTAGGAATTATATATCAACCTAACATGACAGAAAATTTAAATCATATATTATATCTTTCTTTTATTGGAAGAGAACCAGGTAAAGATAGGGTAACTGGATTTAAAGTATATTGGGGTTTGATTGACAGTTATAAAGAGGTAAATAATGAAGTGTTTGGTGAAGTAGACAGCAGGTATTTATTAGCAGAAGTTAATTATGAAAAAGGTGTTAGATTAAGTGGAGTTAGTGGATATAGTTCTTTTGAAGAAATAACTGGAGCAACTAGTAAATATTATTACGTATATCCTCCATCTGCTTCTACTCCTACATATTTACAAGGTCAAATACTTACAAAACTTAGTACAGAAGAACCTTTATTAAGCAATACCCATACTGTGGTGGGTAGAGATGGAACTGGATGGAAAACATCTACTATATTAAATAGAAAAGCATATATAGGTAATGTGAGATACTATAACAAAGAAGGTACTTTAGTTACTAAAAATGACAGAGTATTAAAATCTAATGTAAATAGTTTTGATTTTTTTGAAGAAGATGATTTTATAGATGTTGAAATTAATGACGGAGAAGATATTACCGTATTAGAGAACCTAGGTGGTAGATTGCTGCAATTTAAGCAAAACACATTATATATTATAAATGTTTCTAGAGATATAGAGTTTTTAGAAGGAACCTACGATTATCGTGGATGTTTAAAACAATCTCATTTAGTTAAAGCTGAAGGTTTTGTAGCTTGGTTTAATAAACATGGAATATTCTTATATGATGGTAATAGTTTGGTTGATTTAGTTCAAGACAGAGATACTGGACAAAATTTAATTAACTGGAAAAACGATTATAGCGATAATATGAAAATTGGATTTGTACCATTTAAAAAACAATTAATTATATTTGATAGTA